GGTTCAAGTTCACTGAAGACTAAATCAATACCAACCATCAGTGGTTGACCATCATCATAAGCTGCCCACATTGGACCAGCTGCTGTATAATTTGTCGTGACTGATTGTAAAGCGCACACTTTATATCTAGATATTGCCTTATTTTCAGCACCACCACCAACACAGAATTTTATTTTAAAAACATTTGGAGTTGCTAGGAAATAAGATGCTGCACCTGCACCGCCTGTCTTTTTCTTTGGTGCAGAACCTTGTTTGAAGAATCTTATAATTCTTCTGATCATTTTCGCTTCTTTCTCATCTCTTGCAGTCATTTTATAGTTGAAAGAGAATGATCTGAGTTGGGGACCATTGAATAATAAATCTAAGTTATTATTTGGAACAATACCAGCAGTTCTTGCTAGAATTGATTCAACATCTACTCCAAATGAAGCCATTCCTAGAAGTTTGGATACTCCTGTTGCTCCAACTAGTGCTTTTGATGCATCTCCACCCAAATTATTCATAATCGCTGTAGCGGCCTCTATAGATGCTGCTATGTTAGCACCCTGTTTTGCGCCACCAAAGAATAATCCAGAGCCAGCGCCGATTCCAGCCGCTTTGGCATAGTCTCCTGCTCTATTCATAACATCAGCAGTAACTGCACCACTAATATTATTCATTGTGTCTGGGCCCCAGGTAACTTGCATCTGATCTCTAACACTTCCAGGCATTGGTAGATAGACATCACCTATTTTCTTTTCTTTGTTGAAATTAGCAGTTTTTTGGAATCCTTTTTGTAGAATTGATGCAACATCACCACTCAACAATTGATCTGCTTTTGGTGGCTTGTATTGATACTGTGTGATAAGAACATAATCTTGGTGTGCAATTATCATGTCAGTTGGATATTTCATTGGTTCCGCAAATAATTTAAATTGATTTGCAGGACCATAACCACCGTTGTTTATAGAAACAGCTTTTATGTATGGTTGAGGATTTGTTACTATACCGAACAAACCTGCAAGAGTATTAGGTCCATTATTTCCAGAAGTTGGAGATGTTGCAGGAGGTGGAACTATTGTACTTGTACCAACTCCTGGTGGAGCCGCTGAGTTGGTAATCCATTGGGGCAGGACATGGCCATTGCCGTTGCCACCACCTGCAGCATGATGTTGTTTTAGTGTTGATTGTATATTTTGGTATACTGATATTTGAGTTGATTGTGGAATATTTGCTTGTGTTGTTAATGTATCGTTCCACTTTCCATTAAGAAATATTGGAGTTGTTCCGGCAGGAGCCCCCTTTTGGATCAATCTAACGTTTCCATTTGAAGTATTCCAGTCAAGTTGATACTCAACTCCTTGCGAATCAACTAGGAATGGATCTGGTGTTACTGTTATTGGTTGTATTGCCACTTAAGATTTGCTCCAGGCTTTATGAAAAGGTTGACCTCTATTATCAACAAATTTTTCAGTTGGTAACAATGCAACGGAGGGCCAATCTTTTTCTGGAACTCTCAAAAATCCTCCACTGACCCCAGAAAAGAAATAACGATGAATAGTATTTCGAGGTACACCTACGGTGTTGCCACTATTTATTAGGCTTTTTGCAACTCCCTCTCTTATCTTTCGATTGAGGTAATGTAAATTTACTCCGATGAAATATCCCTGACTATAATTTCTTTCTGTAATGTAAGTCAGAGGTTGTCTATCATAAAATGGCAATCCTGGAGTTTCTGCTCCATAAATGAAGAAATATAATCTACCAACTTCTATTCCACCAGTATCAATTTCGTGAATATTAAACTGTTCCATTTCACCAAGATATTGTCTGAGTTGACCAGTATACCAGTCACTCTTTACATTCTTCCCTTTAGTTTGTTTGATTAGATCGTACCCAAACCCTTCTCCAGGTTGGAATATGCCATCGAAACTCATATTCCCAGATCCTCTTCTGTCATTATTCTGAATTCATATTTACGATCTGCACAAAACTCTTTTGCTGCTTCCCACTTTGCTTGATTTACTACCCAAGTTTGAACACGATATGCCCATGCTTTAGTTCTTTTCTTTGGGTTTCGTTCAGGCATCTGCACCTCTTTCTTAGGTTTGATTTCAATTACAACTGTTCGTGTTCCACCATTTTTGTCCTTATACTTCACAAAAAAATCTGGAAAATATCTGTGAATTCTATTATCAAGAGGAGAACGATATGGAATCCAGAACTCTTCAGATTGCCACTGGTTTACATTCTCATTCAAATCACAGTATCTCATAAATTTACGTTCCCATAGAGAACGATATATGATGTTGGTTGGATCGCCCTTATACTTTCTGGGGTTTTCTGGACTGTATTTTCCCTTATAACTCATATACATAGTATAGACCTTAAGAAATATTTATAGATGGCTGAGCCATTCAGAGAGGATTATCCCAATAATCCATATAGAGTGGATCCTATTTACATTAGGATGACGGAACCCAGAAATACTTCTGACAACAGGGCTTCTCTTCCTAGTGTCCAAGACTTGTACGGTGCTTTATCGCAAACAAGTCAATTCAAAGTAAGTTTGTTCCTTGGCGATACTGTAGGAACTTCCAATGCAGACAAAGATCTAAACAGTTGGTTAGTAAGTAACGGAGTTCTTGGGGATAATTTAAAATCTCTCCGTTATGAATTCATGTGTTATAGTACAACTCTTCCAGGAAATACTTTTACAACATATGATGAAATAGGGAGTCGTCAGGGACTGAGGGAAACATTCCCTTATATGAGAACATTTCCAGATTTCAGTTTAGACTTCTATGTTGACTCGGATTATGGGGTAATTCGTTTATTCGAAGAGTGGATGAATTTCATCAATCCATTATATACTACTGACGGAAAAGCAATAAGTGGTAGTCCAAGGGGAAGTACTTCTAATCAGAGTGCTTTTGATCTACCAAACATCTATAAACTTAGATACCCCCAGAGTTATAAGAGAACTATGGCGGTAACAAAATTTGAAAGAAATACCATTGTAGATAGTGAAGGAAAGATTATTCAAAGTTCTTCAATGTTGACGTATAAGTTTTTAAATGCATATCCAACAAATTTAACTGCAATGCAGTTATCTTATGAAGGAACTTCAATAACGAAACTTTCTGTTCAATTTAATTATGATCGTTATACCGTATTGAAACATGATGGTGGAAACACTGCTCAGTATGGAAACAATACAACACCAGCTGGAGATTCTGTGTTGTTCTCATCTGGTCAATTATTCTCAGAGAACGCACTTGTAGATCTTTCAAAAGTAATTGCAAACGCATCTATTCCATCAGGAACCAACTTCGTATAAACGATCTAAATATTTTTATCTGAATTCGTAATCCTATGCCATTACCTAAAATTGCAACCCCGACCTATGAACTTGAGTTGCCATCCACAGGAAAAACTATCAAGTATAGACCATTTCTTGTAAAGGAAGAAAAAATTCTGATCCTTGCTCTCGAAAGTCAGAATGTAAAAGAGATCACTCTTGCAATTAAATCAGTTTTAAAAGACTGTATTCAAACAAGAGGTATCAAAGTAGAAGATCTGCCATCTTTCGACATTGAATACATCTTCCTCAATGTTCGTGGTAAGTCTGTAGGGGAAGCAATAGATCTAGTTGTTACCTGTTCTGATGATGGGACTACGGAAGTTCCAGTTAAATTATTCGTAGATGAAATTAAAGTAAAAAAAGATCCAGATCATACTACTGATATTAAATTAGATGATGATCTAATGATTAGAATGAAATATCCTTCTTTGGATCAATTCATCAAAAACAACTTTGATTTTACATCAGACGAATCGGTTTCTACAATTGAAAAGTCTTTTGATATCATCTCTTCCTGTATAGAGAGTATATTTACATCGGATGAAGCATGGGCTGCAAAAGATTGCACAAAGAAAGAACTTATTGAGTTTATCGAAGGTATGAATTCCTCACAATTCAAACAAATCGAAAGATTCTTTGAGACAATGCCAAAATTAAGTCATACGTTTACAGTGAAGAATCCAAATACAAAAGAAGATAATACTGTAACGTTGGAGGGACTAACAAGTTTTTTCGCTTAATTATGGCTCACATGGAGTTGGAGTCATATTATCGGATTAATTTTGCTCTCATGCAGTTCCATAAATACTCATTGACTGAGGTGGAAAATATGATGCCTTGGGAGAGAGATATCTATCTCGCTCTTTTGAAACAACACATCGAAGAAGAAAACGAAAAAGCTAAAAAGGCAGCAAACAGTGGCAATTAACTCCCCATTAAATCCAGGAACAATTGCTTCTCAGAGGAGATCCACTCCAGAAAAGGCACAAAACTTTATTTCTGGCGGTTCTCCTCTAGGGTCGTCTGTTTTTACTGCCGCTGCAAATAATATTGTAGGATTTACCAGAGGTGCTGGGATATCACCAAGACAACCAAATCTTGGTTCAATAATTCAAACATTATCAAGTAATATACTTAATAATGTACAAGGGCAGATTCAAAATATAAATCAAAATGTAACTCAGATTGTAGGTGATAGATTAAATCAACTGCAATCGAATTATCAACAAAGAGTCGATAATTTTGATGCTACTACACCAAATAAGTTACTACAATCTTTCTTAGGATTATATGATAAAGCTATCGGATATATCCGATTCTTAGGTGATAGAAGAAATATAAAACTCCTTGGAGACAATCTAAAAGCTTTACAAGATAATTTTGTAGAAAGTTTTGATGTTGCAAAAAGAATAAGAAAAACTATACTAAGAATAGTAAATCAATTATCCAGTTTACCAAAGGTAAGTGGTAGTGGTGGAAGTGGATTAAATTTAGATGTTAATGTCCCTGGTGGAAGACTAAAGAAGAGTGCTCCCAGAGGATTATCTGGGATGATGCGAAGAAGACCAGGACTGATGCTTGGAGGAGCAGCTCTTCTTGGTGCAGGTGCTGGTGCAGTCGCTACAAGTGCCCTATCTGGACCAGGACCAGTCAAAGAACCAGAACAAGTAAGTGGTTCGGACATGACAGAGGGATTGTTGGTTAGATTCAATGAGATATTAGATAGATTTAGTCAAGCACTTTCAAATCTAACTGGATCTGGACAACAAACCACTAAAAGTTCTGGTGGAGGTGGAGGATCAACTATACCAACTCCCAGTGGACCAGTTGCTCAATCAAGTTCATTAATGAACGCCAATGTTAATCCAGGTGTAGAAACCGCTGGACTTAAGTCAAATTGGACTTATGTTGCGGAAGATATTCTAAAAAATAAAAACATAGACGCAACAAAATTATCAGATAGAGCAGCAATGGGTGCTATGCTTGCTATCGGACAAATGGAATCCGACTTTGCACCAGGAGAAATGTATAGTGGACTTGGTGGAGCGAATAATAATATGCAAGGATTCTTGCAGTTAAATCGCAAGTATCATAAAGTTCAAGGAAAAGATGAATATCTAAATTATGTCATTCCAAAGTTTAAAGGTGAGGATGTAAGTTTTACTGGTGGATCTAAATTCAATCCACTTAAATTTGCAGAAGGACTTAGAAACGCTGAGACTGGTTGGGACGTTGCTCAGGCTGCTGTTGCTGCAGGATTTACTGTTAATGACTTTGATCCATTAGATACTGCAGCTGAATCGAATAGATTAACTCCAGATCAAGTAAGAGTCATAAAACAGATGGTATTTGGTAACTTAAATCCAAATTCTCTTCCACAAAAACCACAAGCAAAAGCAGAAACAGCTGTAGAAAAACTTGCCGAGGTTGCTGCTGCAACTACACAATCAACCACACAACAACAACTATCAAAACAAGTCGCACAACCACCAGCGACACAAAAAACATCTACGGTGAATGTTTTACCAATGGGTGGTGGAACTGGACAATCTGGAGGTTCACCACAATCCCAGACAATGAGTTCTGGTTCACTTTCTGGAAATAAAATTCCATTTCTTTATGCAAGTAATGATGACAATTTCCTTACATTATATTCCAAAATGGTGTATAGTATCGTTGACGCATAATGGCAATACAAGACAGACAATTTAATTCCCCACTATCAAGAGCCGCTCAGAACATAGTTAATATTGATCGCGGTACTATCGGCATGAAAAGAACTCAGAGATCTTATACTGAGTTCTTAGGTGTCATGAAGAATGAAACTGCAATCTTGCAGTCAATTAAGTTTGATTATAAAAAAATAAAGAAAATGGAAACTAGAAATCTAGTTTCCGAAAACTTTGGTAGACCTGGTAGTTTATTAACAGGACTTCTCGGTGGTGCTTTAGATCTTGGTGGATTTATTGGTGAATTTTTTGGTGGAAAGAAAAAAGGAAAACCAGGATCTGGAAAAGTTCTTCCAAAAGGAAAGGGAATAAAACTTGGTGGAATGAAAGCATTGGGAGTTGCAAATGCTCTATTTGCTGGTCTTGATTTTGCCACTGGACTTGCAGAAGGAGAAAGTGTAGGTAAAGCTGCTTCTGGTGCTGGTGGATCTCTTGCTGGATCTTTACTTGGGGGTGCAATCGGACAAACACTGATTCCTATTCCTGGTGTTGGATTCGTTATCGGTAGTATGGCAGGGGGTTTCCTTGGTGGTTATCTAGGAGACAGAACATATGAAGCAGTAACTGGAGAAGGTAAAGATAATACACAGGAAGAATTAAGAAAGAAAGAATCCGAACAAATCAAGAAAGCAGATAAAGCTGCGAAAGTCAGTTGGGAATCTACAATAGAAAAATTTGATAATGTCGTTTATCTATTTGAATCATTAGCGAAAAACGGTATATTAGGACCAACAAAAGGTGAATATGAATCACAGGCTGATGGTGAATCTGAAGAATATCCAATGGAACCGGATACTCCAGAATTGGTGAATAATAATACACAATCTGGACCTCGTGGTGAATATTCGGTAACTGGTGGATTTCTACCAAGTTCAAAGAGAGGATCACCTTATGGACCACGTTGGGGAAGACAACATTATGGAGTAGATTATCCTGTTCCTGCGGGAACTCCAATTTCAGTTATTCAACCAGGAACAGTTTCTTTCTCTGGATTAGATGGTGGAGGAAACTTGTCTGTATATATTGATCACAAAGATGGGTCACACACAAGATATTTACACCTAAGTGAAGTATCTGTTGCGGAAGGACAAGAGATAGAACCAGGAACTTTGATCGGAAAAACTGGTGGAGAAAGGGGTGCTTTTGGATCTGGTAATTCTACAGGACCACACTTGCATTACGAATATGCTCCTCCTGGTGGTGGTTCAATAGATCCTGCTCCAGGAAATAATGACGATAACTTCTTCAGATTTGGTGGAAATATTCAGGTCAAACCAAAGGTACAGTCAAAAACTGGTCCGATGGGTAATCCACCGCCAGCGAAACCAATGTCTGAAAATGAATTTCATTCTGCGAGAACTACTAGTGACATAGAAGACAAATGGGATGATAGAATCGGAGGTTCACAAACTTATGATGAGTATTTAAAATATTTTGAGAAGAATAACGGAAAAATATCAGCACCACAACCACAAAATGAACCTCCTAAACAGACACCAGAACCAACATCTTCATTCCAAAAGAGAAGACAATCTAGAGGTTCACAGTATAGACCATCACAAGTTAAATCCGATTCAACAAAATCAACAATTCAACAACAAGTATCACAACAAGTCCAACAATATCCTTCTTACAATATGGAAAGAGAAACTATAACTTTCATTCCAATGGCGCAGGGATCCAATAACTCCCCAATGATTATATCTACTGGAGGTGGTGGGGGTGAAACTGTATTCTTGCCGGGACCTTCAGAATCTCAAGTATTAAATAGTTTATTCAAGACTATGCTTCTTACCAATCTATCTTCCACGTAATATATGTCAGTAGCAGTACAAGGCGTAAGTTTCAATTTACTTGAACTCTTCACCCAAGATGGAAATAAAAAGGTTGACATTACCGCCAATGTCTTATCAATAGACTACTATGAAGATATACTGTCACCATGCGTGATGATGACCATTGACGTGGTTAGTACGTTGAATTTATATAATGGTCTTCCAATTCGTGGTGGAGAAAAGGTTGTTATGGATCTCACTACACCTACTGGGGACTTCGTTCTCGATGGTGACTATGGAATGTATGTTTATAAAGTGAGTGGATATGCTTCAGATGGATCAAAAGAAACTTTTAGGTTACACCTAACATCAAGAGAAGGATTGTCAAATGAAGTTGTAAGAGTTCAGAAAAAATATCAAAAGAATCCTATAAATGAACACGTAACATCCATATTGAAAGATGTCTTACAGAC